AGCGCGCTTGGTTCGGGACCAAGATGTCGGAGGTTCAAATCCTCTCAGCCCGACAACAGAAAGCCGTCCATAAGGGCGGCTTTATTTTTTTATATAGTATATATTTAAAGCATCATTATAATGCTTTCGAATAACTGCATTCTGCGCGAAAATTTCGCAAAGATCTGCTTGCAAAACAGAAAAACTGTGCATAAACTGTGCATAAGAGGCTGAAAAAATTTTATGGTCCAAAAATACCATCTATACCGCCGGAAACTCGTCAATGCGCGGGGAAAAGAATATATTGTCTGGTATTACTGGTATAAGGAAAACGGCAAGCAGATCCGCAAACCATGCGGCCGCGGCTGCAGGCTCAAGCGAGATGCCGAAGCATTTATCGCCAAGCTCGAAGCCCAGAATGCCATGATTCCTCCAGGCCCTGCCCTAAAAAGCAAAAATGGTAATTTCGCCGCGGCGGCTTATCGGACCTTCCAGGATCTCGCAGTGGAGATGTTTCTCCCTGATGCCATGCATCTTGAACGGCAGAAATTGGCTGATGGTATTGCAATCAAAGAAACTACACGGCTTGCCCATCGAGGCCGACTTGAAAACTATCTCATTCCAAAGTGGGGTAATACCCCATTTGAACGATTCGAGGATGAAGGCTTTTCATATGACTTCCAGGACTGGCTCGTCGGACTAAGAAAAGCTGGAAAAGATGAGCCAATTTCGAATAGCCTGCGCAACAACATAATAGAAACAATGTCGATTTGCTTGCGCGAAGCAAAACGAAAGCGCCTCATTAAAACTGTTCCTGAAATGGGAACAATCAGATTTATCCGCCATTCGCGCCGGCAGAATACTCTTTCTCTTGAGGAGATCTATAAACTTTTCCCCGAAGATCCCTCCGCGCTTGATGAAATTTGGCGCCTCAAAGACTCCAGAGATTACCCGGGTACCGGGATCCTCTTTGGTGCCATGTTTTGTCTGGGGCTCTCAGCGGGGCTCCGATCCGGCGAGCTTAGAGCGATCTGCCGCGACCAATTTGTTAGTCATCAGCTGCAGGATGGATCATATTTATATGGTTTAATAGTTGACAAAGCATTTGATTCAACTGGACATATTAATGATACATTAAAGAAAGGTAATGATGAGAATCTGCGTCATCGGGCGGTCATCCTCTCCGAGAAAACAATGCGAATCGTCAATCTATATCTTGATTCAAGCCCTGTAATTGATGGCCCGGTATTTCTTTTCCACGGGCACCCTGTGAGCAAAGAGCTCTTAAATTCTAGATGGAAAGTCGGGCTTGCAAATGCACAGATTGACATGTCGGGTAATCGCCGCATGACGGTGCATGCATTGCGCTATACCTATAACACCAGAATGAAAGCTCTGGTTTCTGAGCAAACGCTTCATGAGTTCATTGGACATAATAGCTCAGAGATGACAGAACTCTACGATCGGCCGCATCTTGAGGAGCGACTTCTGCAGCTTGCCGATCAGCGCGATGCCATAGAGAAATTCTGGGAATAACATGCATCATTGAGAAATTTTAATGTTTCTTTGTTGCGAGAAGGTGCTTGCTTATTACATTTTTTTGTGTAATATTTATACCTGTTATGAGAAAAGAGGTTTTTACTATGTCTGATTTCTTATTTGCAAGACCTTCTATAATTGAAGGTATTGCGCGCATAATCGATATTTCTGGATCATTACAAGTCTATAATGAATGTCTCACAGCTAATAAAGCAGACTCTCTTGCTATATATAATGATTTTAAGGCAGTTGGCATGGATATAAGAAATGCTGCAGCAGAATTTGAAAAAGAAGTTGCTGTAACAAAATAGCTATGGCCAAGCAGAATAAGTTACAGCCTCCTCATAATATTGTTTCAGTTCAAAAGTCAACTTATGCAGCTTTTGAAGGCCCTATCCCTCCACCTGGGTTGTTGAAACAATATGGCGAGATAATACCCGATGCGCCTGAGCGAATATTAGCAATGGCAGAAAAACAAAGTTTACATAGGCAATATTTAGAGAAAATCGTTGTAGAAGGAGATAACAAAAGAGCAAATAAAGGGCAATGGATGGCATTTGCTTTAGCTTTTTTAACAATAATAGGCGGCTTCTATTTGATTTACCTTAGTAAAGATATTCTTGGAATTTCTGCAATTCTTGGATCATTAGCTGCATTAGCAGGTACATTTATTATCGGAAATAAAAGCAGAAGAGAAGAAAGAAGTAATAAGCTAAAGGCCGCTAAGAGCTAATATTATTGCCATGCATTTTTATAATTTAGCATAAATAAATTAAGCTTTCCCAGATTTATTTTTCGTTTCGTCAACCAGAGTATATGTCGATCCAGGCGTATTGGACCTATAGTTAAATATTGACCTGAAGCTGGAGCTTTTTGACCTGGCTTTAGTCCGCTGCTCTTACCCATAATTGTCCTCCTAATGAGATTTTTTTCACTCATTGTATTTGAATACTTACACCTGCTTTTTGGAGCATTTTCTTCAATATTTCTCCAGTAACTATGGCATCATATAGAGCACTATGTGCCTCGTCTGGCGAGAACGGCACGCCGTAAAATCGTGCTGTTTCTTCAAGCGATGGCCATTTCCATTCTTCTCTATCTGGCATCCAGGCAGTGCAGACGACATCTGCATTCGATTTCATTGTATCTAATTTGCGGCGGTTCTTTAAAAACGGGACAAAGCCGACATCAAATGAAACATTATGCCCAGCGACAAGCCTTGCGCCTTCGCAAAATTCTTTGAATGCTTTATAATCATCAAAGAAATATTCTGGATAGGCAGCATCACCGCGCAGCTCAGCAATTTTCTCCTTGGTCAGCCCATTCACCATAACTGCTCTTTCATTGAATGGCTCTTTTGGATAGTAATAACGCTCGAATCTTCCTTTCTCTTTCAGCATTTCATATTGATCCCAGGCATATCTGATTGCTCCGATCGAAAGCAGGCTGGACTCTTCTGGATAAAGCCCATTCGTTTCAGTATCGAATACGATCACATCGGTTGCATCGACTTCGCCAAGCCAGTCTTTGATCTCTTGCACGACAATATCGCGATGAGGATGATTCATCTTTGGCGTATTGAACGCTGTCGGATAGATTGGCTCTCTGAGGTCGGTTTGTCTCGGCTGCTTAGATCTCACAATAAGGAAAATGATGAAGCCTATGATTATCAATACAAATATTGTCATAGTATTCCTGGCTGTTTAGTCCCGCATTCAGCACAAACCTTTGCTGTCCAGTAATTTTCATGCTGACACTTTGGACAAATCCATTTTGTACTCAGTGGTTCTTCTTTTGCTGAATTTAATTTTGGAACAGATGCTAAATTTGGTCCAGACTCATTAAATTCTGAAAGATCTCGTCCGCAAAATCTGCATACTTTTGCATCTATTTTAATTATCTCTGCACAATATGGACATTTTTTATATTCACCCGTTTTTATTGCATTCTCATCAGCTTTGCTAGTGTTGGGGCGCATAAAAATTACAATGAGCAAGCCTATAGGACCTAATAAAAAACCAAGTGCTATGCCAGTCCAATATATTTACGCATTGTATTTAACGCTGCAACAGCTGTTGTTCCTAAGCCAATGAATGGATCAAGTACAATTTCTCCAAGATTTGAATATGTCTTTATCAAGTATTCGAACAAGGCAACTGGTTTCTGTGTCGGATGCCGGCCTTTACCTCCACCCTCTTTATTGAAGGGCAAAATACTTGTTGGATAATGCCCCTCATGTTCATAGGAAATATTGAGCGTCTTTCGATAGACTCCGGCATTCTTATTTGACGTCTTCAATGTCCTCGCAACGTGTGGCGCGCTCTTTGCCATCTGAGGATTATAGGTAGGTAGCCTCCTATAGAACACAAGGATGAGTTCATGCTGGCGCATTGGCATGCGGTGAGAGTTCAGGAATCCCACAGGATTGGACTTCACCCAGACAAGGTCATATCTGAACCAATGCCTGTTTGCGTTGATGAGGTCGGTGGCGAAGGGCTGAGTAGCGGTGACGACCGCGGCGCCGTTGGGCTTCAGGACACGGTTGAACTCCTGCCACATGAAGTCGATGTCTGGACGAACATCCCAGTCGCAGTCGGTGACACCATAGGGTGGATCTGTGAGAATGAGGTCGATGGAGCCGTTGGGAATTCTCTTGATGCCGGTTTCGTAGTTTTCAAGAAAGATTTTGTTGATGAGGTTTTCTGGAAGCATGAGAAGAGATTATCATTATACTATACATTTGTAAAGTTAATTTATAAAAATTTGGTCAGTGAAGATTATCGATCAAAAAAGCAATTTGTTAACGGATCCTATTTTTTGGCATATTTTGAAAGAATGAAAAGAGTCGCTCTTTTCTGGGTGCATAGAGTTATCAGACAAAACCTGGCTAAGAAAGATGCATCATGAACTAAGAATGTTCACAAGAAAAGATTAAATGGATCGAAAAAGTACTGGTGAAGCGGGAACTGAACAACAAGCTCTATCCCCCTGCTTTTCAACAGGGATTTTAGGGTATAGAATGTTTTATGCCGTTTAACCCATACCAGCATAGGACAGAACATAAGGAATTATAATGGCAGAAGAAGCGATTACACTTATTCCACCTGGCAAACTACAGTGCGTTGTAACAGGCAAGCTTCGCCCTGATACACCAGAAGAACATGTCCGCCAGCGCATAGCTCGCAGTCTGCTGGAAGATTACGGCTACGATAAGCCAGACATTGAAATTGAATTTCCCGTTAATCTTGGCAGGAGCAAGAAGCGGGTGGACATCGCAATCTTCCCACCTGGCATCGACCACAAACAAGAAAATATCAAGATCATCATGGAATGCAAACGGGAAGAAGTCCGCCCTACCGACCGAGATAACGGGGTCGAGCAACTCAAATCGTATCTTGCTGCTTGTCCCAATGTTCGCTTTGGAATGTGGATTGGCTCAGAACTTCAAATTTGGGAACGGCTTATTTCTGAAACAGGTGAAGTCTATTATGCCGAAGCAACCGATATCCCACGTTTCGGCTATGAAGCCCCACAACCTATAAAATTTACTGAACTTGTCCCCGCTCACGAAGAACTGATTGCCATCTTCAAACGCTGTCACAACTACATCTATGGCAACCAGGGATTACAGAAAGAACCCGCCTTTCAAGAACTGCTCAAATTGATTTTCTGCAAGGTTTATGATGAAGATACATCCACAGGAGAAATGCGTTTCTTCATCAGCAACGATGAGCGCCGTTCCGCAATCGGACAAAGACGGCTGAAACAGACGATTGACCAACTGTTTGAAGATGTAAAAACTCGCTATCCATACATCTTTGCTAAAGATGAGCAAATCCGCTTGGACAATCGAGTTTTGGGCTATGTTGCTGGCGAACTTCAACGCTATTCGCTCCTGCAAACGCTGGCAGATGTCAAGGGAGCGGCTTATGAGCAACTTGTAGGGAGCAATCTGCGCGGAGATAGAGGCGAATTTTTCACGCCGCGTAATGTTTGCGAGATGGCGGCGCGAATGGCATTGGCCACTTATCCGCGCGATAAATGGCTGAGGCTGCGCATCCTTGATCCTGCCTGCGGCACAGGCGGTTTTCTTGTCTCAGTGATGAACATTTGGCGTGAATATTTGGAATCTGTTCAGCGCATCAAATGGAAATATGAGAGTAAGGCGCTTGAAGAAACCGTTAGGTTGCTGCGAGAAACCGCCAATCAATATCTGACGGGCATAGATTTCAATCCTATCTTAGTGCGCGCGGCGCAGATGAACATGGTAATGCATGGTGATGGGTCGACCAATATATATCATGCTAATTCACTCTTGCCGCCAGGCGAGTGGACAGGCGAAGTTGCCGACCATATCAAACTTGGCAAATTCGATATTATTCTGACCAATCCACCATTTGGCTCCAAGATACCCATTGATGATCCTCACATTCTGGCACAATTCGAGTTATCCACCTTTGAGATGGGAAATGGTACGCGCCGCGCTTCCATGCCGCCAGAGCAATTATTTATCGAGCGCTGCTTACAACTTCTGAAGCCAGGTGGACGATTGGCGATTGTGCTCCCTGATAGTATTCTTTCCAATCCTGGGCTGGCGTTCATCCGCCATTGGATTCTCAAGAGGGCTCGAGTCATTGCTAGCGTGGATTTGCCGCAAGTTACCTTTGAGCCATATACAGGCACGCAGACAAGTGTTTTGATCCTCCAAAAGAAAACTGATGAAGAAATGAGCATCGAGCAGCAGGTGGGTAAACCATTTGATTATGAAATCTTTATGACCACGCCCGAAGCCGTTGGACATGACCGACGCGGCGAGATTCACTATTTACGAACGCCCGAAGGCGAACTGATTGAGTACGAAGAAACAGTTACAGTCACGCGGCGCAACCCTAGTGGGCAACTGGTGACAGAACGCCGCCAGCAAAAAGTGCGCGAAAAGTTTGACCAACTGCCTGAGGTGGTGCGCTACTTCACCGAGTGGGTTTCCAAACCAGAACGGATGAGATGGCTCAATGGCTGAGATGAGTACTGCACATGTCATCACCCGCGAAGACCGCCGTCAGCAATTTATTGAGTTGGGCTGGTGGGTTCCAATTCCCTTTGCTACCATCCCCGCCCATTGGTTGTATCAGGGAGAAAACAGGCTGGATGGCGGCTACTATACCGCCGAAGCCAATGCCGCATTTCGAGCGGTGAACGATTGCGGTTTTGAAGTTCAAACGTTAGAGAAAGTTACCGCGCCAATTTGGTATCCTGGTAGATTCAAGCGAATCTACGCCAAAAACCCAGCGGATGGGACACCTTTTCTCACAGCTTCTGAAATGCTCCAGTTTCGACCAACTAGCACAGAATATCTAGCCAATAATACAAGCGCGGTAGATATTTGTAAGGTACAAAACGGTTGGTTACTTGTAACCCGCTCTGGGACGGTTGGAAGGTGCGTCATCGTTGGAAAGCTACTTGGAAAATTCGCTATTACAGATGATGCTATTCGAGTACAAGCCAAAGGTGTGCCTATAGGTTATTTGTATGCTTACCTTTCATCTTGGATTGGGCAAGTCTTGATCTCGAAAGACCAGTACGGTTCGGCAATCAAGCATCTTGAACCCCACCATCTGGCAAGCGTCCCCGTGCCGTTACTGCCAGAAGACATCCAGTCGGAAATCCACGCCCAGATTATGCGGGCGTATGCCCTGCGCGATGAAGCCAATGAATTGCTCGATGAAGCCGACCGGCTATTGCACGAGAAGTTAGGGCTACCCATTTTCGACGAAAGCCTTGTGCCATATTTACCCGCGCCCTCCGCGCCGCGCCTGCCCGCCAATCGTCCCGAAATGCCGCATCCAAAAGCGTTTAGCATCAGGGCTTCCGAACTGTCAGATCGCTTTGATGCTTCGTTTCACGTGCCGATTGTGAGAACAGCAGTTCGACTTTTACGTGATGGTAAATATGAACCCGTGCAACTGGGAAGCATTACGGCGGATGTTTTCATCCCTACACGTTTCAAACGCATTTATGTATCAGAACCATACGGTGTGCCATTCTTACAAGGGTCGCAGCTACCACAAATGCGCCCATATGACCTGAAATACATTTCGGTAAAGGCAAATGCAAAGCATATTGATGAATGCTTGATTAGAACTGGCTATGTCTTGGTTACTCGCTCTGGCACAATCGGACGGATAGGTTTGGTGTCCTCGTATATGGACAAATGGGCGGCATCTGAGCATTTGCTCCGCATTGTGCCCGATCACAGCAAAGGTCATCCTGGCTATATTGCGGCTTTCCTAATGACGCCGTATGGGCAGCACCAGTTGACGGCCAAAATCTATGGCGGCGTAGTGGATGAGTTGACCGAAGAAGACACGCGCGCAGTCTGGATACCCAATGCGCCATTGGAGATTCAACGAGAGATTGGCGAGCGAATTGTCCAAGCTTTTGAGAAAAAAGATGAAGCCAGCGCGATAGAAGAAGCGGCCATTCATAAAGTGGAAAGTCTTTTGCAGAAAGAAAAAAGCAATATAGCAAATGTTTCAGCCGATAATGCTCCACGCTGCGATGGCAATTAAGTTTGAGCCTATCTATAATCTGTAAGTATCAATGCATCTGTCATATTGCCATTTTGGAATGCTGATCCAAAAGCTTCTTTTGCCGCATGGAAGAGATTTTGTCCATCAAAAAAAGCACAAACCCGCTTAACTGATGGCTCAATTATCATATCTTTTCCAATTATAAAAAAATAACCCTGCCGGGGGCACAAAGGCTGATCCAGCAGGGAACTAATACTGATAATAAAGATGAATCGTCTTTTTATATTTGTCAAGCTTTATTTTACTTTTTTTCACAATTTTTATTTTCTAATACGGATGTGCATGTACCCAGCCAAAGACCTTGCCAACGATCTCTACAGATTGCCTATTAACTGACTAAAAATGGTCTGTCCATATTAGCAATTTAGTCTTGTATCCAGAAAATATCTCCCAGAGTGCTTTTTATATAGTCCTTTGATGGAAATGTAACCGAGAATGAATAATTGGTGTATGGACGGTCTTTTTCGTAAATATAAACTTTCAGTAGTGCTGATCCACTGAACATTGTATCAAAATCAATGGACGAATCAAAAAGCTTTGAAATGATTAATCTACTTGAATATTTATCAATTTTAGTGGATTTCTCAAAAATATAGCCATCTGGAAATTTCATTTTAAGGATATACGTATCATAATCGCTACCAGTAACACGATTAGAGCCATATTCATATAATAAGAAACTAATCTCAGTATCAGCGACAATCACTCCAACGGCTAATTTTGAATCCTTGGTTGCTGAATTTGAAAATTTACCTGTAACGACGGTAAAAAGGTATTTATGGTCAGTCGGATCGCCAAAATCATCAACGAAATATTTTACAGCATAGTCAGAATCAGTCTGGGCAAATAGAGGGTGTAAAAAAATCGATGATAAGATAAAGAAAAAAGAAAAAAATGCAAAACTGTTTTTACTTATTTTCATGATAGAACCTCCTTTTCATTTTAAAATCATGGTTATTTTAGTTAAGATATTTGATTTTTATTAAAAGGCAGGATTTTTGCTTGTTTTTCGCCCCTATGCGGCCCTGCCAGCGGGGAATTTACTGATTCTCCGCACGGGGCGCTGCACCCAAATCTCGTGTGACACCGCTTGCCTCCTTTGCTGCGGCATGGATTGCAATACAAAACCCATTTACTACTATAGGCGATAGTAGTTCAAGATCCTCAATTACTGGACGCCATTTAAGCGCCTTTCTATAAAAGGCGACCTCGCTTTCTGGAATAAATGCTGGCTCTTCCCCAGTAACTAGATATTCAACGGTTGTTTTTAATGCCTTAGCTATCCCTACTGATTGCTCAGCATTTGGTAATACCTTCCGTGATGCCCATCGTCTAAACGAATCTGGTCTTATTTGAATTTGTTTTGCTACCCATTCCATTGTGGTATTTTCAGATTCAATCTGTATTTTAACTCTCTTCCAAAAATCTGCCATATCTTAATTATCGTCTTTTTGTAGCAAAAATGCCACTTTTTTCACTTGACAATGTTGCATAATTGCCTTATATATTTAATATGAGCATGGCAAAAATGCAACAAAAGCACCAATTAAGCCTTAGAGTTCCTTTAACCTTGGAAGAAAGAGAACAATTTAGAAGGTTCTTAAGTGCAACAGGTAGAAAAGCTGGCCCATGGATAAAGACAATTATTCTTGAAGCTATTGCTGAGCAATATGAAGCCAAAAACAAGGAACCAAAAAATGAGGCGTGAAGAACGGCTGGCGAGAAGTCTCATGAATTGCATGCGCATGTTGCGAGGATTTGAGGCAGCAATGATTGAGCCAGAGGGCAGAGGGCAACGCGCGCTTTTGCTTGAGGAATATCGTTTTTGGCTACAAAACGCCGAAAGCGGATGCAAGGCTGATATTGCAGCAGCCCTTCATCGGACGAAGGACACACGCAATTAATGAGTAAGGAGGCATTCAATGACCAATGAACAGCTAGTCCAGGTGATCAAGGTTCTGGACGCCATAGGGCTCCATGTTTTGAGCATTTCCCCTGAGAAGTTTAACACGAAAGAGTATGGAGCCCCGATGTATACCAATAAAACGGTTCTGATCGTTATTCCTGCTTCTGAGGAGAAGTAGTAATCATGTACGTCAAAAAGGCATCGGCCATATCTGTAATAATTGCAGCCACCTGCTTTCCGTCATTAATGCTGGGAAGTAATTGGGGCTGTGCCTTCAGTACCTCTATTGCTGTTTGCAAAGCAATTTCTTTTCTTTCCTTTTCATTAACTGCCTTGGAAAATGTCATATTTACCTCCTCTGGGATGAAATTGAAAGTCGCATTTCAAGAGTACACCCGGAGGAGGTTTTTCTCAACTCTAAAACAAATATTTCTATGGAGAGCCTAGCAATGACAAAAGCACAGTGGCGAAAAGCCAGTCGCCAAAAATGGATTCGCATGCATCGCCGGGATATTGCCGAGCTTGTTGCCGCGGCACTATTTGCGCTGCTTTTGGGATTCATCACAACCTGTCATGCCAGGAAAATCGAAGCATCATTCAATGGCCTAGAGCTCAAAGGAATTTACAGCAGAAATAATGCATTCGAAGTGATGTATCAAAATGGCGATCAAGTATCTTCAGCTTTCTTTCCCGACAGAGAGCACGCTGAATATTTTGCAGAGGCGATAAAATGAGACTTAGGTTATTCATCCCAGGTGAGCCGCGCGGCGAGCCAAGAACAAGAGCCACACGAAGCCTCAGTGGGAAAGTGAGGATTTATCATGATCCATCTGCAGACCGCTGGAAACAGCAAGTTCAGCTTGCTTTTGCGCTAAAACGGACCACAACGATAACTGGTCCGGTTGCTGTTTCAATGGAATTTGTATCTAAATCGCCCACAGAGTCACATGGTTATTACAACACAAGAAAACCAGATGCCGACAATCTCGCCAAGGCTGCCCTTGATGCGCTCACGAAAGCCGGAGCATGGAAAGATGATTCGCAAGTTGCATGCTTGATAGTGACGAAGCGGTTTGCGCAAACAAGATTGGGCGAACAGGCAGGGGCATTCATTGAATTTGAAGAATTGCCTCAATCCATGGATCCGGTTTTTCCAGCCTCCTTGGCCGGGTCCATGGGGAGAGGTTTTATGGGGGGAGCCAATGATCGCTGATGTCGTCGAATATTGGGTTGATGGCCGAAAGGTCACCAATCTCGATGATCTCTATCGCATTGTCGGCGCTCAATCAAAAAAAGAAATCGCTGCAGTACGCGAATGCCTTGAAAAAGGCAAGCCGTACAATGAGCATCAGCTTAAAAAAGTTTATGGGATGCCCGCTTTGAAAAGCGGTGCTCTTATACAGGATCCTTGTGTTCACAGGCTCGGGTAGGAGGAAACATGGGCATCTTGGAAAGAATTACAACTATGATCAAAGAAAGCAATGACGAAGCGCACATCCGTGTCGGTGATGAATGGATGACAATGAAGGAATACCGCGAGCGCTACCTCAAAAAGCCTGACATCGAACAGCTGGAATTGTTCCCGAACCTTCCGGTAGCCGGCGCAAATTCAATCGACGAGCAGTTTATGGAATTTCATGTCGCAAATCCGCATGTATACCGCAATCTGGTCAGGCTCGCGAGGGAGGCAAAATCGCAGGGCTGCAAAAAGATCGGCATGAAATTCCTCATCGAGCGGCTGCGCTGGGAATACATGGTGAAAACCAGACATGCGGCGAATGAGTATGCAATCAATAACAATTTTACGAGCCGATATGCGCGGATGATTATGGACACCTGCCCAGATTTGCAAGGCTTTTTCGAAACGCGGCGACTGAGGGAAAGGGTCTGAAATGGAGTATCCCGCGCTCGAAGAACAACCATCGATGATGCCCGGCCTTGTGCTCAAGCTGCCGCAGCTCGAAGTGATCGAGCAGCTCTTGCATGCGGCGCTCGATGGCTCAGGCCAGCGCTGGTATACCCTCGAACAAGCGCATTACCGGAAGCATGGCGCATTGCCTGGCGGCGTATCGCTCAAAACGATCCGCAATACGCTTGCCCTGCAGCCACGAGGAGGAATTCCGGACGGTTGGATATCGGGGCGCAAAGCATGGAGAGCGGAGACCATCGAGGAATGGTGCCAGATCGATGACAGCAATCTGGAAGCGTACCTTAAGATGTATGCGCCGCATCTGCGTGTGCCAAAGAGAATCCAGGAGGCAAATGCCCGGCATGCGATCGAATACACCGCTTTTCCAGACAAGGAGACTGGATATGAGGAAGAGGATCCGGCAGCTCGATCTTGAGTTTGAGAATACTTATCAAATCATTAGCCAGGACGATGAAGGCTGGCCGCGTCGCGAAAAGTCTCTTGACACATGCATGGCGGAATGGAGGAAGAAACAGAAAGCAAAACGAAGCGAAGGATGCGCCGTCGGCGCGGAAAATATAAGCGGAAGGAGTAATAATTAATGTTTCCCCTTCGACTCCTTCAGGGATGGAATTGGAGATTTCCTGCAGCAATGCCGGTGAAGCCTTCTACGCCACTGGCAGGGAGAAACCCGGTCTCTCAATCCACAGCGCTGGACGCCGCATATGCGCCTGATGTTGGCTCAGGCATGCATGCGCTCATCCAGAAGCTGCAGACTGGACCGGCTGATGCACGCCGCGCGGTGTACGGTGTTTCGGCCCGGCGCCGCGGGGCGCACTTTTAACAGAGGAGCGGCAATGCGAATCGGGTCATTCTGGGTAAAGAAAAATGATGATGGCAGTAAAACGATGTCAGGCGAAATTGGCAGCGATGTTGGGCTGAGTGTGCCAGCTGGCCAGCGGCTCTATGCAAAACTTGTGCGGAACGACAAAAAGAAAGATGCAAAATCGCCTGACTATTTTCTTGAGGCATGGATGCCCAGAGAGAAAGAAAGAAAAGACTATAAAATGCAATTCGATCCGAAGCGAAATGATGATGCCGTTTTCTAATAAGGAGGCAAACGATGTCAGCGCCATGGAGACAAGTTCACAAGACATTCTGGTCGGACCCGAAGGTAGTCGATTATTTCACACCTGAGGATAAATTTTTCTATTTGTACATCATTACGAACGAGCATACGACGCAGTGCGGCGTCTATAAGATATCTTTAAAACAGATCGGTTTCGAAACCGGATACTCGATTGAAACCGTCAAGAATCTCGTCGAACGTTTCCAGAATGGGCTCAAGCGCATTCGATATAATCCGGAAACAAATGAGATCGCCATTCTCAACTGGGCAAAGTACAATTATCCAACAACTACGAAAGACAACCGCTTTTTATGCATTCAGGAAGAAATCGATGCGATAAAGGATAAATCGCTTATTGATGATGTCTTGCAGAATGCTGTTCCTGAAATTCGCGATGCACTGGTATGCAAGGTAGATGTAAGCCCCTCTGACACACCTCAGAAGGGGCTTGGAAGCCCCTCCGAAGCCCCTTATAAGCCCCTGGGGGAAGAAGAAGAAAAAGAACAAGAAAAAGAACAAGAAAAAGAGAGAGAGCCGCACGCGCGCGAGGCAAATTTTCCACAACCGGAACCCGAATACAAAAAACCAGCATCAATGCGCCTTGCTGAAGAATGGTTTCAGCGGTACAACTCGATCATAGGCGCAAAAACAAGACCAGACAGCAAAGCAATCGAGCTATCGCGGCGGCTGCTCGATTTTCTCGGGAACGATCTCGATATGGCGCTGCTTGCAGTTGATTATTACTTCAGCCATTGGCGAGAGCTCTGGTTTGCCTGTGAGCGGCGGTCTCGGTCCGGCCCAGAAGATATGCGCAAATGGGAATTCAGGTTTGCAAGCTTTGCGGATCCTGAAAATTGTCAGGAAATACTATCCCGCTTGGCGCGCCAGCCTGAAACCAAAAGCCCTGACTCCTTCAGTGCCACTCGGCCTGGCAATGATGATCCGCCAATGGATCCAGTAGAGCATGTAAAAGCCTGGCAGCGCATTCGGGATTTTTTGCGGCAGAAAGCTGCGGCAGCAATACCGGCATAATGTGCAAAATGAACGCCTCACAAGATTGCTGAGGAAAGGATTTGAAACAATGAGCCTTTTAAAAGTTTATGCCGATATAGAATTTGAAAGAGCGAATAATCTGTCATGGTCCGAAAAATTATTCTCAAAGGACAAAAGCAGTTTCTATACGCGCGGCGAGCTCGTTCACCAGGCAGCTATAATCGTGCAAGCGATAAGCGAGAATGAAATTCGCAATAATAATCTGGAGGGGAAATGAGCATCGGCAAAGATTTAGATGAAATTGCGGCGGAACTATTGCATTTGGATTATGGCGAACTTCATATCGTCGTGCGCGGCGGAGAAGTAGTCAGTTATACAATTATACGATCAAAGCTAAAAACAAAAAATAAGTCAAAATCTTATCAGCAAACCAGGCTGAAAAACGAATATGAATCCAATGGAACGCATTTATCATAGACTTGACAAATGTTAAGTGCTAGCTTATATATATAAATGAAAATGATATGCGGATCTAACCGATAAACGGGCGACCGCGTGCTGTGATTTTAAAATTACCTTGCCTAACCGATAAACGGGCGGCGAGGTTCGTCTCGATAAAGCCAAGAGTAAGGCTGTCGGGATGGACGTCGCCGCCCGTCATATTTATATGGCGGCGAAAGGGATATTAATGCCCACGAAGCCGGCCAGAATGTGCAAATACCCGTACTGCCCCAATCTCACCAGTGATTCATCCGGCTATTGCGATGTCCATGCAGCGATGCGCCCAGCTGGCAGGATGCCAGATAAGCGTCCATCTTCGCCGCGGCGAGGCTATGGCCGGGACTGGCAGAAAATCCGTGCCGAAGTGCTCACCAAGACAGGTATTCCTTGCAATCTCTGGCCGCTCTATGACATCGATCATAACCCGCCATATAACCCGGCAATCGAGCCTGATCACCGCAAATACACACTGATTCCCCGGCTGCATGGCGAGCATTCGAGCAAGACATGTCGCGAAGACGGCGGCTTCGGAAGAAGACGGGGGGAGTCGAAATCTTTAGAAGCTTTTAGCGTAAACCGCAGCGGGTTCCCGATGTCGCACTCTACGGATTCCCGGGGCAAGGGGGTGTATCATGCCTAAGCCGCGTGTACCGACTCAGATCAAGATAATCCGCGGAACCTTCCGCAGAAACGAAGCACCAGCCCATGAGCCACAACCTGACTTGCTTAAAGCGGCTCCGAAGCCTCCTGCGCATCTCAATAAATGGGCGAAGCGCATGTGGAAAGATATCGCTGGCAAATTGCTTACACTCGGCATGCTCACAGATATCGATCTCTACACCCTTGAAGTACTCTGTGAGCAATACGGCATCTACCGAGAGCTCAAGGATGCGATCACGCATCGCCAGACGCCAGTTGGGCGCGAGAAGATCAGCATTGCCCAATATCTGGCTGGCCATAATTCACAGACTATCCCGGAATATGCTGCCATGCGTGCGGCGTTCGAGCGGTACTCCGCCCTCCTAAAAGAATTTGGTCTTTCGCCTGCTTCGCGCAGTCGAATGGATATCCCTCGCGAGCCTCCAAAGGCTGTTGATCCGATGGAGGAACTTTTGAATGCGAAATAAGTGGCTTTTTCTGGCGGTGGCAATTATGACGGCAAGTCTGCGACCTGAAATCCTCTATGCAGAAAAAGTCCTGAACGGTGAAATTGTCGCTTGCAAGCTGGTTAAGCTTGCCTGCCAGCGGCATCTAGATGATCTGAAGCGCCAGAATACAGAGAAATTCCCTTATCATTTTGACGCAGCCCGGGCCGATCATGCCATTGCATTTATCGAGCAATTGCGGCATGTCGAAGGCCCATCAGCATCAACAATCGGGGGGCGCGACAATCGCATAAAACTCGAACTCTGGCAGAAATTCTTCGTCGGCAATTTGTTTGGATGGCGAAGAGCAGATGGAACACGGCGATTCCGGCATGTCTATTTCGAAGTTGCTCGCAAGAATGCAAAAACAACGCTTGGCGCAGGCATCGCCAATTATATCTTCTGGGCGGACCGCCCTGCGGATCCAGGATGTCAAATCTATTTTGCAGCGACAAAACAAGAGCAGGCGGCTTTGGCTTGGAGAATAGCAAGGCTGCAAATCGAGCGGCATCCAGTGCTGAAGAACCTTGGGAAAACATACGAGTCTAAACAGTATATCGTCAAAACAATGAAGGATGCAAAAGGAAGACCAGTCTCCGATTGGTCAAGCCGCATGCGTCCGCTTGGACAAGACTCAAAGACCGAGGATGGTCTTAACCCATCACTCGCAATCATCGATGAATATCATGCACATCCAACGAGCGAAATACTCGATGTTCTTGAATCTGGAATGATGGCCCGCCAGCAGCCATTAACTTTAATCCTAACAACCGCAGGAAGTAATTTCGATGGGCCATGTTACCAGGTGGAACGCCCTCTTGCAGTCGGCATCCTTGAGAAGACACTGCAACCAATACCGGAAGATGTGTTTGCGCTTATCTATACCCTCGATGAGGGTGACGACTTTGCCGATCCGAAGGTATGGATAAAAGCAAATCCTAACCTTGGCGTTTCTGTGATGCCGCAGTTACTCGAATCTCGCGTCGCGATAGCATTAGCGGCGCCGGCTCGAGCCCGTGATGTGAAAACAAAGAACTTCAATATCTGGCAGCAAAGTATCAATCGATGGATTACTGATGATATTTGGATGGCATGCGCTGAGCCTGTCGATGAAGAGGCTTTGGCTGGAAGGCATTGCACACTTGGTCTTGATCTATCAACAAATACTGACCTTACCGCAATTTGCGCAGCCTTCCCTCCTGCAAAGCCAGGAGAGCGCTGGAAGGCGGTATGGCGGCTCTTCATGCCAATGGATAACCTGCTTGAGCGTGAGCGGCAGGATAAGGTTCCTTACACTGAATGGGCACGGCTCGGGCTCGTTATCCCGACTGATGGAAATACAGTCGATTATGACTTTATCGAACAAGAAATCCGCATCCTCGGTGATAAATACCTTATTGATGAAATTGCCTATGACCCGTTCAAAGCAGGCGAAGTCGTAGCGCATCTATCAAGCGAATTTACTATGGTCGCTGTGCCTCAGCGATACAATCCCATGGCAATTTATTCTGATATCTTTGAGCGTCTCATACGCAAGGGAGAGCTCGCACATGGTGGGCATCCTGTTTTGCGCTGGATGATGTCATGCACTGAAGTCAAAGCTGATCGTCAAGGCAACATAATGCCGATGAAGCCGCGGCGAGAAACAAGCGGGAAACGTATCGATGGAATTGTTGCGGCGATAATGGCGATTGGCCGGGCATCGATTACGAATGGCGGCGAAACTGGATTTGCCAAAGCTGATGAGGTAATAGGATGAAATTTGGCGAACGGTTGAGACTTGCAGCCCGCGCATTGCTATTTGGCAGTGATGATTGGGTCCGCGCTCTCAAAGGATATGAAACAGCCTCCGGACAAATCGTCACTGCAGATACCGCCATGCGGATCGCAACAGTGAATGCCTGCGTGCGTATCCTATCCGAGACAATCGCCTCATTGCCATTACATGTTTATCAGCGGCTCGACAATGGGGGCAAGGAACGGGCGCCTGACCATCCTCTTTATGAGCTTTTGCATTCGCGGCCCAATCCATGGCAGACAAGTTTCGACTTCCGCGAGCAGATGATGTCGCATTTGCTTCTACGGGGCAACTTTTTTGCAGTCAAGCTCTATCATGGCGACTTGATAATAGACGACCTTATTCCGCTCAACCCTGACAACGTGACAGTGCTACAGTTGCCGGATTATTCCTTGCAATATCAAATTTCCGGTACTGGAGCCGGGACGCTTATTTTGGGCCAGAAGGATGTTTTGCATATTCGCGGATTATCACGGAACGGAATCCTCGGCGAATCAGTCATCGCACAGGCTCGTGATACCTTCGGATCAGCCTTGGCTACCCAAGAATATGCGGGCAAATTCTGGCGCAATGACGCCACCCCAGCGGGAATAATCAAGGTTGCCAAAAAACTTGAAAAAGGTGAAGCGGACCGCATCCGTGAGATATGGACCGATGACCATGGCGGATCAGCGAATGCGCATAAATTGCATGTGCTCGGCGATGGCGCTAGTTTCGAAAAAATCGAGATGACTGCCGAGGATTCTCAGCTTATCGAGACGCGGCGATTCCAGCGCTCTGAACTTGCCTCTCTATTTAGAGTCCCGCTCATGCTGCTGCAAGCCGATACCCAGACGACTACCTATGCGAGCTCCGAGCAATTCATGCTCGCATTTGCCATGCATAGCATTCGTCCTTGGCTTGTGCGCATTGAACAAGCCTTGCAGATGCAGCTCTTTACTGCGCCGCAGAAATATTTCCCAGAATTCAACCTTGACGGTCTGCTCCGCGGCGATCTCAAGAGCCGCTATGAAGCCTATAAGATCGCTCGTGATGCGGGCTGGATGTCAAAGAATGATATCCGCGAGAAGGAAAATATGAACCCAATTGAAAACGGCGATGATTACCGCTCGCTGGCAGAATTGCAGAACGCAAGGAACCTCACAGGAGGCACATGATGATACGGTCAAAATGGTATGCAATCGATATAACTCCAGATTATGCAGAGATTTCAGTCTTTGATGAAATCGGCGGATTCGGCATTTCAGTGAGTGATTTCAAGGAGCAGTTTGACGCCATTAAAAACGCAAAGCAGATCAGGCTTTTGCTCAATAGCCCCGGAGGGGCGGTTACCGAAGGCATGGCATTTTACAACCTACTTGCTTCTATTCGCGATAAGCTCACAGTCGAGGTGATCGGCCTTGCGGCATCAATGGCATCTATCGTGGCACTTGCTGGCTCGAGATTGGTCATGGATGAAGGGACATACCTCATGATCCACAACCCATGGACCATCACCTGGGGCGATGCGGACCAGCTGCGCAAAGATGCAGATGTGCTTGACAAGATGAGATCCGAGCTCATCTCGATCTATGCCGCGCATTCTAATCTTTCTCCACGAGAGATTGGCCAGATGATGGATGATGAGACCTGGCTGACCGCGCAAGAGGCATATGATGCCGGGTTTGCCGACGAAGTGCGCGAAACTGTGCAGGCAGCCGCGCTGTATGATGTATCAAAAATCGGCTTCAAAAAGATCCCGATGGCTCTGAAGCATTTTGATTTTCGCTCAATAAAGACAATTCGTGACTTCGAGGCGTTCCTGCGGGATGCAGGCGCGACTCGCGCGGAGGCAGCGGCCATCGCCTCCGGCGGATGGAAGGCGCTCCAGCGGGATGCTGGAAGCCAGAAATCCGAAGATGATGGCGAGATAAAAGAAGCCCTTGACGGGCTGATATCAATCCTGAAAGGAGAAAGCAATGGACTCTGATGTAAAAGAAATGCTCGATAACCTTGGCAAGGAATGGAAGGCATTCCGTGACACAAATGACCAGCGCCTTGCGGCGATCGAGGCGAAACAGGGGCATGCCGAGCTTGATGCGAAGCTGGCTGCCATCGAAAAAGAGCTTAATGAAACCAAAGCGCAGATCAATCGCGTTATGCTTGGCGCGCGACTTGGAGGCGCTGATGAAAAGAGCGAGCTCTATCGCGCCTTTACCGATTGGATGCGCGATCCTGGCCGCTCCCAGCAATTCAAGGCGGCAGTCCAGGTACAGACAGGCGGCGATGGCGGTTATCTTGTGCTCCCTGAACTTGAAAAAACCCTCCAGCGTGTGGTTAGCGACAGCGTGGCAATGCGTCAGCTTGCGAATGTGGTCACCATTGGCAGCAAGTCCTATCTGAAGAACATCAATAAGGGCGGGATCACCGGAGGGTGGGCTACTGAAGGCGGCACAAGAACCGGCAATGCAACGACTCCTGCGATCGCGCAGATTGAAATCATTCCGCGCGAGCTCTATGCCCTGCCCTCTGCATCGCAGGAGGCGCTCGACGACCTCGATTTCGATGTGGCAGCATGGCTGGCCGAGGAAGCCGGTATCACATTCGCCAGCCTTGAGGATGCTGGCTTTATCTCTGGCGATGGCAATGGCAAGCCAAAAGGGTTCCTCGCTGAAACGATGGTGGCGAATAGCTCCTGGACATGGGAGAAGATTGGCTACATCCTCTCTGGCGCAGCCGGCGCATTCCCGACAACTCATCCCGGTGATGTGCTTATAGATCTCATTTACGCGCTCAAGGCAGGCTACCGCAATGGCGCGGCATGGCTCATGAATGATCTCACGCAGTCCGTGGTGCGCAAGTTCAAGGATGGCCAGGGCAATTACCTCTGGCAGCCATCCTTCCAGCTTGGCAAACCTGATACCCTGTGCGGCTACCCGGTCATGATTTCCGACAGCATGCCGGATATCGCGGCAGATGCGTATGCTATCGCATTCGGCAATTTCAAACTGGGCTATCAGATTGTCGACCGCAAGGGGGTCCGGGTTCTCGCAGATCCGTATACCACGAAAGGCGCGGTGACCTTCTACACCTACAAGCGCGTAGGCGGCGCAGTCGCTGACTACAATGCGATCAAGGTAATCAAATTCGCGGCATCTTGAGCTGAGAGACAATAAGGTAGCAGCTATTCTGGCTGCTGCCTTATTGGAGGAGAGCATAGAGTATGCTGAGCACTGACGCACTGACGAGCTGGGAAACCGCAAAAACCATGCTGGGCTTTACTGATGATCTACAATTGGCTGTCGAATTCCTCATAAATGCTGTATCGGCTACTGCAAATCGCATCTCGGGTCGTAGGCTTAAGGCAAGGGATTACGATTTGCGTTTAAATGGATCCGGCAAAAATTCGATAGTACTGCCCGAATATCCCATCGCCTCTCTGTCAAAGATATATATCGATGGTAATCGGGAATTTCCTCCGGAATCGGAAATTGATCCTGATATGCTTTCTATCGATTCGGATGGAGGGATAATTCGGCTGCATGACATGATTTTCCCCGCAGGGACTGGAAATGTACGCATAATCGCCAAACTTGGCTATGATCCTATTCCCCATGACTTGGAACTTGCCGTGCTCGAAGCAATCTCATACAACAGGCGGCGATTGGAATCCGGCACAACCGGCATGCGGCAAGTCAGCGTTGATGGAACAGTAACCTCGCAATACGAGCTCGGCCTTCCACTCTCAATTCGCGAAGTTTTCGAAGGATACCGGAGCAATCTATGATCTCAATGACGCTAAAGACAAAAAAATATGGGGATTTAGATAAATTCGCTGATACTCAGCTAATTAAAATGTCAGCACGGATTACTTCTCTCTGGGGCGAAAGTTTAGCGAATTATATAAGAGAAACCCAGCTCTCGGGCCAAGTGCTCAATGTAATCACAGGAGAAACCCGTGCATCTATGGGGTTCTATAAGCTAAAAGACAAAAAAGCATCAATGGCTGTCCGCCCAGGGAAAAACGTTAAAGGACATTTAAATTATCTTGGCGGCATGCAGCGAGGGATGCTCGCGGGTCGAGGGCGAAAAGTACTCATACGGCCTAAACCATTCATGAGGCCAGGCTTTCGTGCATGGCGGGCTAGCGGAGAACCACGGCGCATCAAAGAAGCGGTATTTCAGGCATATTTGCAGAAGAATTTTGCAAAAGAAGGCATTGAAACATGAAAATATGGAATATCTATAAGGAACTCAAAGAATATCTCGAGCAAAATCTGAATGCAAAAATTAAGGCGCTCGCCATTGATGCAAAGATTGTTTGCGCCGAAGCTAAAGCTTTCTGGGTTGGATGGAGAGATCCGTTTAACCTTAAAGATTACAACTCTGTCTTTGTGGTCCCTGATACCATCAAGCGCAACGATGATGCAGTAACTGATGATGTCTCAATCGCTATTATCGCAGCACTGAAAGCTTCAACTCCTGATACGCTCTCTGACCAGATGGGCATCTATGCTGACGCAATCGCTACGGTTTTCGAAAATGATCCTACATTAGGAGGTATCGCATTTGAATCAAATGTCATTGATATCGATTTTTCACTGCCTGCACCAGGCTCTCCGCTGATTGGTGCACTCACCGCAATAATCATGGTCCGTATGGACCGAATCAAAGATCAATCTTAGGAGGATTGTAATGGCAAATCGATTTTCTGGAACAAAAAATTATCTGTATCTTGGCTCGCTCGGAACTGAGGTAACCACAGGGGCTCTCTCTGGCGAGAAATTCTTCAAGATCACCGCGAAAGGCGCTTCGAGCGCATTCCCGGCTGAATCAGTGGTTAATGATGTTGTCTTCAACAAGCCGGCCATCACGCTCACATCTGGGGACAAAGCGAAACCAATCGAGCTCACAAAGCTAGGCTTTGTGACGAATGTACCGCAGAGCGCATCCAAGGAAAAATATGAAAATACCGTGCAGACGGATGTCGCTAAATCATATGAGGAAGGCGATAAGCCGGAAATTTCCGGCACCATCGATGGCTATTTTACCGATGATGCAAATGCGGATCTCATCCTCAAACGATTCTTCCGCCTTATCGATGACAACGGCGCCGGGCAGAAAACATATCAGCCGATCGAAACCGGCGTTCTGCATTTCTTCCTTGGGCGCAGGGAAACAACCACCATCGGCCAGGTTGAAGTCATGGAGTATATGCCGGCCATAATCGACAGCCTCACCGTTGATAAGCCGATGAACGGTCCGCAGACATTCAACTTCGCCTATACCGTGATCGGCAACGAAATGCCGTCGATCACCAGACGCACCATAACGGCATAGGGCTATGGCGGTATTGGAAATTAGGGCCGGGGCGAACCCGGCCGATCCAGCCGGCGTGCAGCTATGGTTTGGTGAGGAAGCCATAGAAAATGCAAAAGTGATCGAAGCATACAACGATCACGGGAAAAAGCGAGTGATCGCAGAGATTATCTGGGAGGAAAAACTTGGAAGAAAAGAAGTCGAAAAGAGTGACAAGCGCAAAGGTGACAATCTACGAGCCGGATCTATCGTGGAACAAATGGAAGGAACCGCCAAAAAATAATGCTCCTGGCATTCCTATGCCTGATGATGAGAAGGTAAAGGTCGAGATCACCTGGCCAGATATCGAGACTTTCGAGCGATTGATCGGGAATGACTCGACCTTCGCAACATTCATTACGCTCACCAAACATTGCGCGACGAAGATTACTGGTTTCCACTTGCATGGTGAGCCAATTGAAACCGGCGCTGAGCTGGCAGCAGTCCGTGCCGGGCGCACGAGCAAGGCGCGTGAGCTTGCCATCAATATTGGCTCATACATTTTAAAGGAAAGCCTCCTGGATGAGGAAGAGGAAAAAAACTGAGGGCTGCGGCGCAATTGGCATTTGCCGATTGTGCCGCAGATGATCCGGATTGGGAGAATTTTGCGCCAGATGAATTCGAAATTTTGCCTTCAGCCATTACTGACTCTGGCAAAATGCTGGTCAGGCGGCGCGATATTCCTAGGCTTTTATCGAGCCCGCTATTCTTAAGTGGATGGAAAGAATGGGCACGATACAAGCGGTTTGGATTGCCACATGGAACCGGTTGGAGAAATGAGAAACCGCTCGTTGTGCGTGTAATCGAACTTATGGAACAGGAATTCGAAACGAAGCAGGCTGCCGAAATGGAGAAAAGGCATGGCTGATGTTGAAGATCTGAAGATTATCCTCCGTGCGGAAGTTGATAAAGCAATATCTGATCTCAAGAAAGCAAGCCGCGAAGGGAAGAATGCCCAGAGGGATTGGGATAATATTGCAAAATCATTTCAAGATAATATAAAGCATAGCCTCTCGCTTAAGAATGCATTTTCGCAGCTATCCATGCAAATCGCCGGCGGGTTGGCGATCTACAATCTCGCAGCAAACGCAATATCTGCTCTATCAAAAACTTTTAAAGAATCAGTCCAGGAATATTCAAAAGCAAGCGAAGAACATGCCAGACTTGAGGCACAGATTCGAGCAACAGGCGGCGCTGCCGGTTATACTGCAAATCAGCTCGAGAATATGGCGACTGAGTTGCAGACAACAACAAAAATTTCCGAAAATGAAGTAAGGGCAGCCCAGTCATCTTTATTGAAATTTACAAGTATTACCGGAGATGCTTTCAAGAAAGCAACCGAGCTATCGCTGGATCTTGCAAAGACTATGGGCACAGATACCGCATCCGCTGCACAAATGCTTGGGCGTGCCATAGAGAATCCTGCCGAAGGCTTTGGGGCATTGCGGCGATCTGGAATTATTCTTACCGAATCGCAAGAAAAGCTTGCAAAAGCTTTCGTCGAATCTGGAGATAAAGCAAAAGCACAAGAAATTGTCTTACAAGCCATATCCGATCGTGTTGGTGGGGTTGCAAAAGCGATTGGTAATGATGATCCTGCAGGACTTAAGCGCCTTGGAATTGCGGCAAATGAGGCAAAAGAACATCTCGGCAAAATGGTTGCAGAAGGGATATCGCCAATCATTAATAAGCTTGCTGATCTCATTGAGAGATCAAATAATGCAAAAGATGCAATTAATAATTTAAATGCAGCGCTGCGAGGAGAAGGAGATTATGACAGCATTAAAGCAGCCTATGAAAGAGAAAAGAAAGCCCTTGAAGAATTAAAAGCTAGCCTTGCTGGAGCAGATATTGTTGAACAAGCGCAAATTGAAAAGCAAATAGCAGATGCAGAAGCCCATATTGCACAACTGAGCGAAATGCTGAGGAGAAAAGCGCAAACAGCATCAGGACCATCATCTGGAACAAAACCATCAGTTCAAAATGAAAAAGATGAGAAGGCTGCCGAATATATTAAATCAGTCAATGATGAATTGGCTAAAAATATTCAGGCTATCAAATTAAGAGCATCTGCGCTTGGGCAAGAAGCATCCGAACAAGAGATTTTGAACGCCTATATTACTGCTTATGTAAAACTAACTCAAGATTCGAATGGATTGGTAACAACATCAAATAAAGCAGCAGTAGACTTAGCAAATCAAATTTCAAAACTGAATTCCAAACTGAAAGATCAAATTGCACATCTCGACCAGATAGCTACCGCGAACAAGATTGCCGAGGCAGACGGGAGCCGGCTCAATGCACTCTACGGGCAGACCGCCGAAGCGGCGAAAGCTGCAGCGCTGCAAGACCTTGCCTGGGCAGAGGCACAGCTGAAGGCTGCTCAGGCAGCTGGTGCTGACTCTGAAGAGCTTGCGAAGCTCGAAGCGGTCGTCGTCATGCTTCGTGAGAAAGTGCAAGATCTGTCTCAGGAATATGCAGACTGGCTCAAGAAGCTCGACCAGATAGCTACCGCGAACAAGATTGCCGAGGCAGACGGGAGCCGGCTCA